TCACCCCCGACGCCACCCCTTACCGGGACGAGACCATCCATGAGTAACTTCCAGCACCTCGAAGGGATGCGTAACCTCCTCGCTGAAATCTACGAGGTCAATGAGCGCATCATGACCGGGGACATCTGCTCGGCTAAGGCCGCCATCGCGTCGACCAACGTGAAGAAGATACTGAACCACTACCACGAAGCCCTGCACGAAGACGGCGCCGTAAAGGTATCGCTCCAGGCTTACGTCGCGGCGGGTGGCTGGGTAGGCATCCAATACTCCATGGAAATTGATGGCTTCGAGATTGCCGGATCACAAGTCCCGAGACGCGTATGAGCTACTACGAAGACCGCATCAAAGCCCTAGAGGCTAGGGTTGAGCAGATGGCTATGCGTGAACGTATTAAGGCCATCCCTGTAGAGGCAAAACTGATTGACCGCATCGCCGAACTGACGGCAGAGGTTAAAGCCCTAAAGGAAAAGATGGAGACACTACCCACCCGTCAGATTGGAGACAGATGGTACACCGAAGGCGAGTTACAGCAGCGCATTCAAGACGCAAGGGCTTGGCTACTATGACCCGCCCCTTCTCCATCGTCGCCCTGTTCCTCCTCGGCTTCAATTCAGCTGCGGCCTCCGACGCTACCTTCCTCGAGGCCATCGCTCAGGTCGAGTCCGGGCAGAACCGCAAGGCCATCGGCAAGGCCGGCGAGCGGGGTATGTATCAGGTAGGCAAGGCCGCATGGAACGATGCCAACGCCCTGCTGGAGTCCGAGAAGCACTTTCACTACCAGTGGTCAAAGTGGCGGGACGCCATGGCGCAGGACATGATCGCGGCGGCTCACCTCCGCATCCTTCGCCAGCGCTTCAAGGCTGACGGCTACACGACCCCTACCCCTGAGCAGCTGGCCCTGGCTTGGAACCGTGGCTACGAAGGCGCCAAGTCCTACCACTTCGCCCCGAACGACTACGCCCTGCGCGTCGCTAATCTTTTCCGCTTGTCCCAGCGTGGGAAGTGACAAGGGTCTTGCCCATGCACTTGCTCGTAGCAATCGACCCTGGCGTGAACGGTGGCATCGTCTGGTCGGTTGACGGTGATCCTGTTGAGTGCGCTAAGATGCCCGGGTCTGACTTCGAGGTCTGCCAGTTCCTCGCTGACCTGAGCTGTAAGGCTAAGGACGTAAGCCTGTACCTCGAGGAGCCCCCGCTATTCGCTGGCAAGAACATCCCCGGCTCGGCCATCGGTAAACTGATGTGGAACACGGGCGTCCTCTACGGCGCCGCCGTCGCTATGGGCTGGAAAATCCACCGCATCCGTCCGGCAATCTGGCAGAAGACGCACACCTGCGGCACTAAGGGCGAACTGACCACGACCCAGTGGAAGAACAAACTGAAGGCACGCGCTGCCGAACTCTTCCCGACCCAGACCGTCACGCTTTGGAACGCCGACGCCCTCCTCATCTTCGACTCTGCCTCCCGCGGCGTCATTAACTGAGTTAACATAACTCAGCCTAACCCTCCCTTTTGTAAACTCTCCCTCCCCAATGAAGAAAGACACCAAACTCCCCTCTGAGTACCGCATCATCGCCGACTCGTCATACATCGTATTACCCGATCAGAAGGTCGCCCGCCTCCTGACCCCGACCGTCCGCAATGGCGTGACGTACTACAACCTCTTCGTCCCCGACTATACCCGGATGTCCCTGTCTGACATCGAGGCCACCATCAAGGCCGGTGAAGTCACCAAGTCCACCGACGCCAAATAATTCCCACCATGAGCACCACGCCCTCCAAATCCCCCACCTCTGACCTAGTCGCCGCTCTCGCCGAGCTAGACAACGTCAAGGCCAACAAAGTAAACCCCGGCTTTAAGAACCGCTACGTCTCCCTCGACGCGCTGCTCGACGCCATCAAGCCCGTCCTGCTGAAGCACAACTTGGCTCTGATCCAGACGCTCGTCAGCGAGGAAGGCAAGGTCGGCATCAACACCGCCTTCCTCCACGCCTCTGGTGAGCGCTTCGACTTCGGTCGCCTGATGGTCAAGGCCGAGGGTCTCGACGCCCAGAAGATTGGCGGCGCCATTACCTACATCCGCCGGCAGTCCATCCAGACGGCTTGCGGTATCTCCGTTGACCTCGACGACGACGGGGCCACTGCCTCGTTCAAGTCTCAGGTCGCCGCTACAGCGACTAACTTCAACCTTCCTCCTCGCCCCCTGACCAAATGACCAATACCGACTTTTTGATCATATTCTTTGCAACAATCCTAATTGAAAGCCTTTGGGCCATCGAAAAGAAACTCCTCATTCTCATAGAACTTTTTAATACCAAATGAGCGACCCTAAGCCCTTCGACCCGTTCGACCCTATCTCCGCCGCGATGGGCGCCATGCACGGCCAGAACCTCCTCGCGGCCAAGGACGCCCGCATCAAGCAGCTGGAAGAGCGGCTGGAAGGTATGCGTGAGGCCGGTGACGCCATCTGGTACTGCGTCCGCCACGCCAAGCGCGTCGACCCTGCCGAACTCATCGAGGCCATCGAAGACTGGCAGGAAGCCCGCAACCATGCCTGACACAAACGAAGACTTCTGGATCAAGGCTTGCCGCAGCGCTGAAGCCCGGAGCGAGAACCAGACGCAGACCATTGGCGAACTCCGCTATGCTGGCAACCAACTCGCCCGCGTCATGGAAGACATCCTTGGCTCTGACATGATCACCTGCCAAATCTCCCGCGCCGTGATGACCGCATCCCTGGCTAAGTGGAAGAACACAAAGACAAGCCAATGAGTAGCCCGACCCCCGCCGGCATCGAACGCATCGCCCGCACCGTCTCCGGCCAGTACGCCCTGCTCCTGCTCCTTGACGGTTACCCGTACGTCGAGATGACTGCCCGCAAGCACGCCGACTTCCTCTCCGACCTCGGGATGTGGAAGCGCAAGACGCATCCGTCCCTCGCTCGTTCGCAAGTCCGCTTTTTCACGCTTGCCCCTAACGGAGAGATAAAGGAACTTACTTTCAACCGATGACCAACCGCGACAATATCAAGCGCCTCGTGGAGAACATCACGGGCTCTTTAGCCACCGTCCAGCACATCGCCGGACGTTATGAACAGCACGACGCCGACATCATCACGCTGTCGGATTTAAACCGCTCGGCCATCACTGAGCTGCAAGTCTTCACGGATCACATCGAGACGGCTGACGAAGCCGCCCAGGTTAAACCGCTTCACGACCGCGTCCACGTCCTCGTCGTGCAACTCCGCGTCCTCCGCAATACGCTCGAGGCCATGGAGAACGCCGCCGACGCCGCTTTGGAAGACGTCCGCCGCATCTCCGCTAGCGTCGAGGAAGCCAGCCCCGAAGACGACGCCCTATAATTTCCACCAACCCAATAACACCACACCACAATGCGTATCCCACCCGAACCTATCACCCACCGCGTCCTGTATGACGGCATCCAAGCGCTGAACTACTCCGGCTCCAAAGAGCTGCTGAAGTCACCGGCTCACTACCAAGCCTACCTGAACCAGGAGCGCGAGGAGACCAAGGCCCTGCGTATGGGCTCGCTCATCCACTGCGCCGTGCTCCAGCCCGAACTCTTGAACGAGAAGTTCGTCACGGCCCCCGAGTGCGACCGCCGCACCAAGGACGGCAAGGCCACCTACGAAGCCTTCCAGTCCAGCCTCAAGCCCGGCATGACTGTCGTCAGCGCCGAGGAGTCCTGCGAGTGCCACATCATCGCCTCCGCTGCCAAGCACGCACTTGAGCGTATGGAGGTCACCTTCGAGATGACCGAGTTCATGTTCACCACCGATCACTGCGGAGTGCAGCTGAAGTGCGCCATCGACGGCGTGGGGACTGACGGCTACCTCTACGACCTCAAGACCACCGAGGACGCGTCCCCTGCTGGCATCCTCAAGTCTATCCGGGCTTACCGCTACAACCTCCAAGCCTACTTCTACCGCCTGTGCTTTGAGACGGCCTTTGAGCGCCGCGTCCTTGGCTTCCGCTTCCTCTTCGTCGAGAAGGCCCCGCCCTACGCCACGGCTGTCGTGGAGATCGGCCCTGAGCTGATGTCCTACGCCTGCTCTGACTTTGAGAAGGCGCTGCAAGCCTACCGCGAGTGCACGACCCTCGGCGAGTGGCCTGCCTACGGAGACGAAGTCCAGGTCATCGACATCAAGGGCCCGTCCACCTCCACCGCTATCACCTTTGCCTAATACAAACATGACCACTGAAAACAACGACCGCCCCCCGCTCACCTCCATCTCGACCAACGGCACCTACCGCCTGAAGCTCATCAAACCCAAGTTCGAGAAGGTCAAGGTCTGGGAGGACGGCACCTGCTCCGCCCGCCTCTTCTTCGTCGACGACAAGGGCTTCTGCCTGAGCAAGAACTTCTCGACCAAGTACGGCAAGGCCCTCGCTATGCTCGTCGGCAAGTACTCCGGCAAGTTCACCGAGGAGATCAGGCTAGATGCTACCGCGGCAGAGTACCTCCAGTACCTCGAGCCCGCCTGCGGACAGACCATCCTCGTCGGCGTGGAGTGTGAAGCCAATGGCGAGTACAACGGACGCCCGCAGTACAAGTACAAGATGACCTACCCCAAGGGCTCCCAGAAGCCGACCGTACCTGACGCCCTTCCTCCTGAAGGCGTTAACTTCTAAGGCCGTGACCGAAGCACCCACGCCGATGGCCGCCCCCACTCTCGTCCTGATCAGTGGGTTCGCCCGGGCAGGGAAGGACACGCTGGCCTCGGGCCTGCTGGAGTGGTCGACCCGCCCTGCGGAACACATCAACTTTGCCGACGCGTTGAAGGAGGCCGGTAACCAC